CGGGCATGTGGAGAACTACGCCTTGAATAGTATGAGTGGCTGGACATACGGAGTCTACGACCTGGCTCTTTCTGACGGTCTTATCCAAAGTCATAGATTTATATCAATGCGGGAACTGGAGCAGACTTATGGCTGACTACTGGTATGTTGCATCGCCTTACAGTCTTTACATATATGGCAAGGAAGCCGCTGCCAGAGAAGTCGGGATGGCAGCACTTGAGCTTGCAAAGCGGGGGTTTTATGTCTTCTCACCAATAGCACATTCGCATGCAATGTGCCTGACAGATCCTCGGCTAAAGGACGATGCTTTCTTTTGGGAGTCACAAGATCGACCTTTCCTTGAGTTAGCGGCGGGGTTAATTGTTGTAAGGATGAGGGGATGGGATGAGAGTATTGGTGTGGATCACGAGATTCGATGCACCAGGGAAATGAAAAAACCGATTTTGTATCTGGAATGGAATGATGAAAGCAGAGCAGATCTTGACGAAAGCGGGTTCTCTAATCTCGGGAACAAGGGATCAGGAACACGGGGAAAGGCACGAGAATTTCAGAACGATAGCGGAGCTGTGGTCCCCATTATTGGGGGTCACGGTAACACCGACCCAAGTGGCACTGTGCATGGCCCTTCTTAAAATAGCCCGAGCCAAGAACGGGACATTTAACCTCGATGATTTTATTGATGGGGCAGGATATATGGCGCTTGCAGGAGATCTAGGAGAAAGGCAATGAGCTTTGTATCGGCAGAGCATTTCTCTTATGCAAAAGACTGGGAATGGGAGAACTTCTCACCAAAGGAAATGGCATGCCAAGGGACCGGTAGACTGTTTGTTTCTAAATACTTTCTGGATCTGCTCCAGGAGCTTCGCAGGACGCTCGACACGCCCCTTACCATATCGTCTGGCTACAGGAGTCCAGAGCACAACCAGAGGGTCTCCTCGACTGGTACAGCCGGTCCACATACTACAGGCAAAGCTGCTGACATTTTATGTCACGGGCGTAATGCGTATGCACTTATGGATGCGGCGTTGAAACTAGGGTTTACCGGTATAGGGGTTCAGCAAAAGGGGTCGCTACCTAGCCGGTTTATACACCTCGACGCCTTAACCGTGGACGATGAAATGGTTCGTCCTACAGTCTGGAGTTACTGATGCTTGGCACTCTGATTTCAACTATCCTGCCTATGGCAGAAACGATCCTTGATCGTGTGGTCCCCGACAAAAATGCGAAGGCCAAAGCCTTAAGAGATCTGGAGCACATGCTGGTCGAGGCCGAGACAAAGGGACAGCTGGCTCAGATCGAGGTCAATAAAATTGAAGCGGCCTCCAGGTCCGTGTGGACTTCTGGCTGGCGCCCGTTCATTGGCTGGTCATGTGGTTTCGCAATGGCTTACGCCTACGTCGTTCAGCCAATTTTGGTTTTCGTCCTTGCCCAGTCTGGTTACCTGATCGAATTACCTCGGGTTGAGTTGGCTGAGATGATGCCGATTTTGTTGGGGATGCTCGGGCTTGGAGGGCTTAGAAGTTTTGAGAAATACAAGAAGATTTCAAAATGAGCTTCAATATACGAGACGTTAAGAGATACGGTCGGTTGTTCGAGAAATGTCCCTGGTGTGGATCAGAGACCAGAGCCGTCCGGGTCGGTGGGCATGAGCAGTGCGGGAAATGTCACAGAGTTATCCGCGACTGCTGCGATGGTGAGGTGGCTACTTAGGGTGTTACCCCATCGTACTCTGCATTCCACTGACATATCTCTTACACTTGGGGCATAAGCGAACATGCCTTGACTCACTGTCAAATGTTTCCTTGTTGCACATTGGTCCCAAACATTTAACGCGAATTTTCTTGGCCAGACTTTTTCGCCCCATAGTTTCAAAGATGAAGGGCGTTTTCCTTTCTTCGCTCTGATTAGACATAGGGATCAATCTCCTCTTTCAGTTCATCCAGGCGGCACTGCCACCGTGGATAATCGGTCCAATCGAAGTCGTTAAGAACATTGAGAAGAAGTTTCTGTTCGCTGGAGGGCAGATTATGTCTGCGCCAGGTCTGTGCAGCAGACCACAACAGAACGGCTCGTTCTTCCAGCGTATCATTACAAGGCATTTACTGTTCTCCGGGTACCACTGTTTACTACGCTAACGCCGAAACCCTCTGTTCGCCACGCATCGGAAGACGCAAGGTCTTTAAGGGCTTTCTTTGAGGCGTTGAATGTTGAAGCGGATGCTTTGTTTTCAAGGAAAGATGTGGCGGCAGATGCCCATGCGTTGGAAGAGGGGTGGTTGGCATCGATTGTTTCGATCTTACCCTTTGTAATCTCAGGGATTTTCATTGAAGCTCCGTCCATCTTTGGTGGAATCTTATTTTTAACGCAGTACCAGAAGGCGTCAATTTTTACGAGCAACTGGTTTATGAACTCATCATCTCGTTGGAGTAAGTGCCAGTCGTGTGTTCCATTATCAAAGAACACACTGAGATAGGCACGTTTCAAATTTGTAACATAGAGATAGTGCTGTATTTGAGGGTAATAAAGCTCGGCTACGTGGATTATGGTCTTTGGAATTTTCAACTGATAGTTATAGCCATGTGTGTGTTTGGCTTCAAAGAGAGCTTTGCCGCCGGAGATGAAATCATCATCGATAACAAAGCCGTCCATTTGCCCGACGCAATAGTCACGCTCGTTTGAGACACTGACGCCTACTGATTCTTCGACCTGGAATCCAGTGATCTCCCCAAACCATTCCCGATTGAACTGTTCAGTAGCTTGCCCCATTCGTACTGGAAGTTTATTGGATAGGTCCAGCGGAGGCTTCTCTCCAGTCAGTTCCTGCCAAAGTGTATAAAGATTGGATTCGTACACTGCTCCATGTGCAATAACATTTGCAGCAGTGCCACCAATTTTATTGTGCCGCTGGTACATCTTGATTTTTCTCCCATTCAGAGCGGCCTAAACTTGGTGCATTGTGAGTCATCCAGCCAAACTTTATTAACTCTTCACAAAGCTGACTGATTGGTTTGTCGCTTTTCACAGCATAGGTCTCAAGCTCTGCGTAGATTTCATCAGGAATCTTAATAGTAACTAATGACGGGATGCGTTGCATTTTTGTTTCGCTCCATAAATTGCTGTGTTGATTTGAGACCAGACCTCTGCGTATTCACCTGTACGGGGTGCAGAGAAATGGTGGTCAAAGAATCGATGGATGTTGACTGTACTCATTTTCATATAAACAAGATCCCAAATGACACTAACCATTGTGTCATGGAAGCACCCTGGCCTAGACATTCTAAGCTGTTCGCGTAGCACCTTGTAACGCTGCTCGCCTTTAAGACCCCTGCGTGGGGCAGAAAGGTCATTTGTATCCAGGGATGGCCTGGATCGCCACTGAGAGGGTTTAGCTTCTGGAGGCCCCATGGTGCCAAATTCTTTCTTAAGGGCACTGAGTAGCCCTGCAAGGTCTTTGGGGTTAACGGTCGGGAGAGCCGCCGCCTCATAATTCAGAGGTGACTCGTCGATCCATTCATACGGTCTTGATGTAACGGCATGCAGACCGAAGGCGACAAACTGACGTCCTCCTCCCAAGACATCGAGTGACTCTCCCTTAACTGATTTAACTGGTTCCAACGATTGATAGACACGCAAGGACCGAGGGGATCGACCGATACGCACAAGTGGGGTTGGCCCTATGATCTCATCTGTGATGGCCTCCATACGTGTTGCCTGATCTCTGTCGTCAGCGTCGATGTCCAGTGCCCAGATATTTGACGCTTTACCACAGGCAAATCCTACAGAATAATCAGGGTACTTGATTGACCAGAAAACAGTCTCGTGCTCAAAGGGCAATCGGTTACAGTATTCTGACCATGTTTTAATCGCTGGTCGTTTTGTCTTTGGGATGACTGGTATTGGCGACCAGCCAAGTTCAAGCAACTCTGGTGCAACATTGCTGAACTTCATTACAATTCTCCCGCTTAATGTTCCCTAAAAGCAAAGGCCGCCGGGTTGCCCCTAAGCGGCCTTTGAACCGACAGCATGCTGCCGGCGGGTATCTGGACAATATTGTGGGCCCAATTTGAGTGAATTTCAAGAGGGCTACACCCCATATAGGGGTGGATCTGCTGACGATTGGTTAACGTTACGACCATCTGAAAACAGTTTGAGCCAAGTAGTGGGACCGCGCAACTGATGCGAGCGCTTAATGTTCCCTGTAAAATGATGGCTTGATCGATCTAAGAACCTCGATGCAATCGTCTACATAAACTTCGCCGTTCCGCCCACAATGGTTCTGAATGTGGCGAAGAAACTTCTGTGCCCAGGGAGGGGTGGGTTCTTTCTGGTACATACCTATGCCGAATGTTTCACGCGATACCCATGCGAAGGGCTCGTCAAAGACATGAGCCAGGAAGTTGGCTATTGGACAAGACTCCGGGTCTTCACCATGACCTGCAATGTTAGACAGAGGGAGACCTTTCAGCCAGTGCTCGAAAGCCTCCCGGTCAAGTTCAAAGCGTTGTTCCATTGGATTACTCGAACGGGATGTCGTCAGGGTCGACTGGTGCAGAGTGG